GTGTCATAGGTTTGGGGCGTGTGGTTTATCGTTTGGCTTGGGATTCGGAATGGTATGCGCGTTCGATGTGACCCGTGACGGTTTCGTAGTTCCGGCAGAGGTAAGCCACATCGAGGGCGTCGGTGATCTTCGGGTAGAACGGACTGCTGGAGTATTTGCAGACCAGTGACCAGACTTCAAGAAACTCGTCAGGCGTGACCTTACTGCGAGATTCAAGGAATCTCCTGATTGCGCCAACGGTTTTTTTCCAGTCGCAGTCAAATTCCCTCCCTTTGGTTTTCTCAAAGACTGGAGCCAGTCCGTCCTTGATTGGTTTGAGCCGTGGGTCTGCCGTCCCCTCCGGTTTCGGTTTCGGCTCCCGCTTGGGTTTGGGTGTGGGTGGGTCGATTGGGAAAACCGATCCCCCTTCGTTTTCTGGAATCGGCGCAGCCGATGAAGAAAGCGAGAGAGATATTTCCTCTTCCTTTACTCCTTCCACCTTCCCTTTACTCCTTACTCCTTCCGTAGAAGGTGAGCTACAAGCAAAACCCGTTTCTGCTACAAGCTGTGCTACTGGCTGTGCTGTAGCTGAGCTACAAGCTGTGCTACGATTTTGCGCCTTTGCCTGCCCTCCACGCTTTCCCGCCTCCCTCTTGGCGACAACCTCCAACTCCTTCTCCACAGGGTAGTTCCACACGGACAGGCTCCCGGTTCCGTCGAACCGCCACAGCCCGCACTGGTCCCGCACCTCATCCAGTGTGATGCCGCACCCAAACAGCCACGCTCGCTCATTCCAACCCCCAGCGCCGTCAATCACGCCCCCGTTCTCATGCTCCGAGCAGTACGCCAGCAGTTTGAGCCACGTCGCCTGCTGCGTCGGGCTGGCGGAAATATACTCCGACTCCCGGAGGGTTGTGGTCTTGATGTTGATCCAGATCATTGGGCGTAAAAAAAGGCCACCATCCGCCCCGCGCTAGACCCTGCCCATGACGGCAGACGCGGAGAAAGATGGTGGCAAATTGGATTTGTCATGGAGGTTTCGCCGGGGTCTAATCGGCGGCGCTGCTGCGCTGGTGGATACTACCGCGGACGCGGGGGTTGTCAAGTCACTGGCACGATTCGCAGTCGGGGTTGTCGATGCTGCACGCAGGACCGAGTTGAACGTCCCAGAAATCATCTGGCAATTCAACGTCCGGCGTCGGCTCAATGTCCGGCTGGCGAAGGATCACCTTGCCGCACGTTTCGCAAACGCAGTCTCCGTTGTCCTTAAGCATCATCACCTCATCACAGCATTCCGGCATTTCCGGTTCCTCGGGTGGGTCGTTCCAGTAGTCGTTCATAGCTGTTGATCCTCCCTGTCGATTGCCTGCGCCGCCCTCTTGCCGTCACCCTTGACGAAAACCAGCACGTTTTGGTGCGTTTTCGCAAACTTGCGACCGGCATTGAATTGCTTTGTCACGCGCATACACGCGCTCCCCACACTGGTAACGAGGATGGCCTCGTTGTAAAGGTGCAGCCCGGCGTCAAGAAACGCCCGAATTGTCTCGCTGACGAAGTTCCGGTAGTTGCCGCGCTTGTCCCGGAAATCCCCCACCACAAAGCAGGCGAAACGGTCCTGCCTGAGCTTGCCGCACGCCTTGGCGATGATCGCACGGTATGCCACCAGAAACGCGGGCCAATCCATGGCGGACAAGTCCTGCGGGTCGTCGCTGTAAACCTCTAGATCGCCGTATGGCGGGCACGAGAATACGAAGTCCGCGGCGGGCGCATCGTCCAGCGTCACGGATGAATCCCCCTGCACCCACGCCGGGGGATTGTGTGTGCAGATGCGCCCCGCTTGCTCGCGGTTGGCGTCCACCTGCTCGCCGCGCAATTCTCCGCCCCAATACTTGCGCCCCAAACAAGAGGCGACGATGCCGCGCACGCTGCCGCCCGCGAACGGGTCCACAATCTGCCAGCCCGTCGCGGTAAACCAACGGTAGGAAAGCTCGCAGATGACGGGATCGAAAACACTAGTAGTCGTTTCTTCGCGCCCCCCCTCGCGATTGTCTTTTTTATCGTAATCGTTCATCGCCTTGAGCAACGATCCAACCGCTTGCTGCGCCTGTCTCCCCTCTTCGCTTTCAATACCTAAACCAAGCCACGCCCGCTTTCTTTCCTGCCAATCCCCCTCCCGAGCATTGAGCACGGTAAACGGCGGGATCAGAAACTTCTGCGCGATGGGCGAAGTTGCCACCGGGTTGAGTGGTTGCCCGAACAGGTCCACCCCGTAAAGCTGTGAATCAATACTCATGGCAGCGGCCTCCTCCCTTTCATGTCAACTTCCATGACGCGGCATTTCTTTTTGGCAATGAATGCGGCGCGGGCGGCGTCGGGGGACGGGTGTTGCTTCTGCACGTCCTGCCATGCGAGCTGTTGTTCGTTCCAGAACTGGACTTTGTAGTATGCCGCGAAACGGCAGCTTTCGGGTGTTCTCATGTTGTTATTCGGTTGTGCCTTGCGGCGGGGATTTGTGGTGCGGTTTGCGGGTTGTGTCAAATGGCGGGCGTTTCCAGCGGCAATTCTTGCGCCATTTCATCGGCGGCGGCTGTTATTCTTGCGCGGGCAATGTCCAGATATTCCGCTTCACGCTCGCACCCGATGAAGCGGAAGCCTTCGAGGATTGCCGCCTTCCCCGTGCTACCCGATCCCATGAACGGATCAAGGACGACGCCGCCGGGTGGTGTCACCAGTCGGCACAAGTACCGCATGAGGGCCGTGGGTTTGACGGTGGGATGGTGGTTGGCCCTTGGAACTTGCGAGCTATTTTCAAGCACACTTTTACCTTCTGGCTTTCGCTCGTGCGACTGCTTAACACTTAACCCCTCGCACCCCTCATCACGATCTTTCTTGCTCGCCTTGGCGCAGTAGAAGAAGCGGGCGGCGCTGCCCATCAGCCCCGTCACCTCCTCGCTGCCGTCGTGGATCAGGTTCGCGGGCCAGCGGCCCGGGGGTGGCTGCTTGCCTTGGCTTGCGCGCTTGCCGTTTCCAAATGTGCCGTCCTGTTTCCAGTCGCGGTCAAACTGGCAGCTCATGTCCTCAGTGCCCACCCTGCACCCGTCAACGTTCAGCGCCCCGGTTCCGTGTTGCTGGACGTTCTCCGCCACCGTCCCAACCAGCGGCTTGCGGGCGACCGTGATAGGCTCAAGCGCGGGCTTCAATGCGGTCCCCCAGCCGTCCCATTCATCTTTCAGGTTGTGAGATTTCGGAAATCCGCTTCCATAGCACCACGCGATCATATCGCGGATCTCAAACCCGGCATCCTCAATGCGTACCGCCATCCTGTGCTGTGTCCGCGTCCCCGCAAACGCCAGCAGGTGACCACCCGGCTTCAACACCCGCAGGCATTCCGCCCACACGTCAACAGATGGCACGTCATAATCCCACCGCTTCCCCATAAAGGAGAGTCCGTATGGCGGGTCGGTAACGACGGAATCAACGGAGTTGTCAGGAATCCCACGCAACCATTCAAGACAGTCGCCGTGTAGAAGTGTAAATGATGACGTCATTTGTTATTCGGTTGTGCCTTGCGGCGGGTGTTTTTGGTGCGGTTTGCGGGTTGTGTCAAGTGTTTGTTTTCGCGGGTTTCTGGTGCCTCCACACCGATGCCGCCTTCGCATTGCAGGCGTTGGAGCAGTACTTTTTGACTAGCCAGTTTTTCCGGGTGGTCGTTTCGGTGGGCCAGAACCGCTCACCGCACACCGGGCAGGTTCTGCAATCCTCCCGCCAGTTGGAATGCGGCGGCGGCTTGCAGGAAATGGGGGAGTTTCTCATTTGGCGCATTCCTCCATATCAAGATTTCGAGCGTGCCACGCTATCAATGCGGCATCCACAAGCCCATCGTGGACCGCTTTTCCGCCCGGTCGCTTCGTCGGCCATACCTGATCCGTCCAGATCTCCCGCGCCTTTGCCAGCGCCGCCGGCTTCGTCCCGCCCTTGGGCTGCGTGCCGAGCAGGGCGCGTTGCCATGAGTCAAGCGGGTTGCCGGAGCGGACTGTGATGATGCGTTTGGTGGGAAGCTCCCGGCGGACGACGCCCATGATGATGCCGAATGAAATCGCCATGGAACGCATGGCAGACTTGGACTGCGCGTGTTTCGGGCAGTCTTCGACAGCAACGGTAACTTGCGAATACGAGTGGTTAAACGGCACTAGGAATGAGCCTAGTTCGTTGCCGTCAATCATCCCCCGCCACAGGATGAACGGTCGCATGGTGAAGATGCCGCCGTTGCTTCCGTAGATGACGACAACACCGCCAGTGGTGCCACCGTCGATGCCGATATAGTAGTCGGATGTCATTTGATCTGGTTGGTTGAGTTAAAGCAAAACTCCTTGAGTCTGCGGTTTGTGTGATGCGTCATATTTGGTGTTTTGTCCTTTTGGGTAGGGTTTGATTTCGTATCGCAAGTCTGCCATCATCGCTTTCCGTTCTGGCTTTGATCCGTGGAAAAGGACATAGCGGTGCTTCCTGTCTCGCGGTTTCCAATACACATCGTCTCCGTATTTTTCCCGCATCTGATCCTTTGTCATGCCACGCCCCATTCCTGCGGTGCCATGGTGCTTCCCCTCGTGCCCCTTAACGACGGGATCGTATGTCAGGATTGAAAGACCCGTGTAAAGGAAGTTGGTGGCCTGATAAACGAAGCCGTGATGTCCTTTGCTGCTGTCGGCATAAGAGACGATGATTTTGGGGCGAGGGAGCATTGCCACGCATCTGGAAACGAAGAAGGACGCAAGATTTCGGTGCCCGATTTCGTTAATCACCAGACGGTTCAACTCGCAGACGTTTGATGCCCATTTTTCTCCGCATACCCCTTTGAGTAGCGTTGAGCTTACCGGAGTCCCGAAGGTGCAAACTCCTTGAAGGATCATGTCGCTGTCGTGCAGTCCGAATGCCCACGAAATCGATGGAATCCGTTTCGCGTAGTGCTTCATTAGCAACCACTCGTAAGTTTCCCTCGGATCAATGGAGCGAACGGAAAAGACTGAGGTCATTTCAGCGCCCCCATTTCGTGCTCATCCTGCAACGCCATGTAAGCCAGCCTGTCCACGTAGCTGTCGAGGTGATCCGGTGAGCGTTCAATGCGTGCGGTTTTGAGCGCGATCAGGAATTGATAGCCCTCGGAAACGGTCATCTGTCGCCCGGTGGCCTCACCGAAAAGCTCACAGATGCGGGGCATGGATCTCTCCTGATTGTTTCCGGTGTCGTATTGCGTGCCTCGGGCTTCGATGGTGTCGGCGGCTTTGCGGAGGAGTTCGGCGGCATTCACAGCGGCAGGAGTGGGGTTTCGTCCTCCTTGTCGCGGCGCTGCTGGTCCCTGATCCATGCGAGTGCCTCCCGCAGATTTTCCACCAGTTCCTCGGCCTTGCGAAATGATAGGTTGTTGCGTGCGTGGAGGAGTACGCCGGAATCGCCGCCGTCAACCTCCGCCACAACGTCTCCGAAGGTGCGTGTTTTCATGGGAGCACCTCCTGCCATTCTGTTACCTTGTTGCCCCTGGCTTTCCATCGCTCTGCCTCATCCGCGTGCTGCGTGCGGACATAGCCGCTGCCTCCGAATGTTGCGTTTGGCGTTTCCCACATCCGCCGCGGCTCCGGCTTCACGCGCCAGCGGGACAGGTCGCTTTGCATGTCCGGTCCTGATGTTGATCCGTTGTCAACCCAGCCGATTGACTTGGTGTCGTACTCAAGGATTTTCCCGTTAGATTTGGCGGTGTAGAGCGCCGCGAGCGCCGCCGCCTTTGTTTTGATCTCGTCAGGACTCATGGCATCACCTCCTGCCATTCAGTGACGGTGTGACCAAGGCCACGCCACTCTTGCGCCTTGGTTTTACTATCCGTTTTAATACCCCCGCGTTCAATCATCCACATCCGCCGCGGCTCCGGCTTCACGCGCCAGCGGGTGAGGTCGCTTTGCATGTCTGGACCTGATGCCGATCCGCTGTCAATCCAGCCGACAGACGGGGTGGCGTACTCAAGGATTTTCCCGTTCGCCTTGGCAACGTAGAACGCCGCGAGTTCCGCAGACTTGGTTTTGATTTCTTCTGGTGTCATTGTGGTGGGTTTGGTTGGGGTCAAAATGGGATAAAGTCTTCGTCTCCGGCTTCCTGCTTCGTCGGCAATTTCTCGTAGTTCTTGGGTGGCGGTGCGGAGTTCTTCCGCTTGATGATTTTGGCATTGCCGATGTAAGGCGCTTTTTCGTCGCGGCGATCTTTGCCTAGGTCTTGCTTCACGCTGGCATAATTTCCGTAGTCGTCATCTCCGTCGCGATTCGGCCATACCACTAATGTGAGGTAGGTGCCTTTTTCGCCTTTGTAGAGCGCGGCCTTGTCGATTTTCGTGACGTCGATTTTGATGCTGATTGGTTCCATGAGTTAGTATGTGTCAGTGTTTTTGTCGTGCGCAAAGCGGGGAGGAGGGGAGGAGATTTTGGCCCATCCGATCGGGATGATCCGGGTGTCAGGCGTCCGCTTTTGCTTGGGAATTTGCTGGTAAATGCGCAACGTGTTGCCGCACGACGGCTCAAACGCGGTTTTGATAACGATGTCGAGT